CATCCGTTTTGGCTGACCCGGGTGTTCTACGAGGAGGTGGCCAAGAGAGATGTCCGCTTGGAGAAGTATGTTAAGTACTTCCCCAAGTTGTTCAACAGCAAATATTTGCTGGACGGAACTCTTGACCCGGTTGCTCTTCAGGCCCCCACTTCACTAGGGGGGCTCGCACTACATCATACTCAGTTTGAGAAAGATGTGTTGCGGAAGTGCGCTATCGCCAACCCCCTTTATAGGGGGGAGGTGAGCAGGGAGGCTGACGTGCGTATCCTTAAGGAATACGTCGGCCGGTACGACGCTTGGCTTAGCTTTGTCACTTTGTGTGATGGGGCTTCGCCTTGTTCGGTTGACCCAGATCAGTTTTTCACGTCCTTTAAGGATATGATTGCTGATCCGTCCCTGGTCTTTAGGAGGTACCCCGATCTTCCTGTCCCCGGTTGTTTATCAACGGGGGGGCAGATGATGGGAGATCCGACATCCTTTCCCGGGATGTTTATGGTCTCCTTGTACAGCCTAGAGAAGGCCTTCGAGCTGGTTCCGCTTACTCGTAAAGAGTTGCGTGCCAGGGGGTATGTTAAGTACCTGTCTCGAGAGGACCCTCGCGGTGTATTCTGCGGGGATGACGCCCTGATCCCTCAATTTCCTCTTAAGAGGAGACTTGAGTACGACAGAGCGTTTGAGTCATTGGGCGGCCGGCTTTCAGCTCCGAAGTCCTTCTTCAATAAGAAGAAAGGAATCTTCTGTGAGCAGCCGTACGAGAATGGCTCTCCCTTGCCTTTCACATCGATTTCGGTGTGGTCGGCACCCCCAGGGGGCTCGAAAGGGCAGATTAATTGGTTTAATCAACCAATTGCTGCCTCTGATCGGCTTGCATCGGTGGGGAGGAAGCGTTCGAAGGGTCTTTGGACCTTTTCTCCGTTCTTCCACCACTTTGCGGTTGCCTTTCAGCTCGGGCTCCCAGTGGGGGCTCCCGTCGGTGAGGGTGGCCTTGGCCATCCCGGCTTTATGCCCGCGTCTTTGACGCGTCACCTTCCATGGCTCCATTTCCTCAATTCGAGGGACCTTGGAGACGTGGCAACGGGCTTTGGGCTTAATCCTTTGCCAACATCCTCGTCCTCCATTAAGGAGGCCCCGGCTCTTATGAGCTTTGGGAAGAGGTGGGTGAAGGCTGAATTGGTCCTGAGGGAGGCTTCGGCTCGTGTTTATAACGAGACCGTCGCGGGAATTCCTGTCACTAAAATGATAGGTCGTCCCGGAACGAAGTTTTACCGTGAGGTAACACTAGTTCCCAAACC